CCCATGGAGCACTCTTCCGGATGGTAACCCTAGGCTGACCTACAAGTAGGCCAGTATTTAAGAAGGGTTGTCGTCGCAGAGTCAGGCCAGGTCCGGCAACTAGAGGCACAGAACAAAAGAAGGCGAATCGCGGATGGACGAAGTTCTTCCCCTTCGACAGCTCGAAGCCCGCTTGATGAATCTGGTCAAACCAGATCTCAGTGAGCTCCCGGGTCGCCGGGAATAGGATATCGTCTCCATCGATTAGGACCGGCGAGTCTCCGAGGGGAATCTCATACTCACGTGTGAGATTCCCCGGGGAGACCTGCCGGACCGAGTCGAGCCAACGGAGAATCGCCCGCCTCCAGCAAACATAATTTATTGCGCACAGATGTGGGAAAGAGAGAACGGATCCCATTAGCTGACCCCGGGTCTGAAGGAAAGGATCCGGGACGGTAACGTCGGAACCCTTAACGGGCTCATACGTAACGACATGGGGGCCGATCTCTGCGCGGAGGGCAGCGCGTTCAACGGGACTTAGCCCGTGGAGGCACCGGATGGTCACGTCGTGACTAGCGGTCGACCAGGAGCTGGACAACGTATCAGTGGCCGCGGAGTAGTCTCCCGAGACCCAGCAGTCAAACCGAACACCGAACCGGGTTTGAAACCGGTTTGCGCGTTCAGTAAGACTACCGAGGAGGGAGTCATCCAGAGGCCGGCCGATGGCGCGGAAGGGAAAGCGGCGGCGGAGGGCACTATGGAGGGTCTTTTGCAGACCCAGACCGAGTGTCGCTGTCACTGCGTCCCCGGCGGTTATAACCCGAACCTTTAAGGGCTCGAGAACCGCCTTAGCCACGCAAACGTTGGGAAGCGTCCAGGGAACAAGATCGTAGTCGCGAGGGTTGGGACCACCATCCGGGGGCAGGGGGGCCGGTGTTAGACGAACAGACGTTGGGCGGACCGTCCGGTAAAAGAACCGGAGGGCCTCAGGCGTGTTATAGCCTGAGGTCAGTACCCAGAGAGGGGGGGTCGCCGGATTGGAATCCGGTTCATCCAAGACCTCCCCTTCGAGGAAACCAACGTCATGGTACAAGAGCAACCGACCCCGTGACAGACCGTTCGGAACCCAACGAAGCTTCAACCCCGGATTCACCAGGGGAACGTCCACAAAAGCCCGCCTCTCCCAAAGGTCCAAAGGAACAGTGGTGGCGCGATGCGCGCCGGGAGGCAGGGGAGGACGAAGTTGGGCCAAGGTCGGACCCCACCCGGCAAGGAGCTCAGGACGAAGGTTTCGGTAAACCTTCACCGGAAGGGCTCCGAGGGCGAAGGCTGACAGGCTCTCAAAAGGACCGTTCAGAAACCCCGAAAAGAGGTGTCGAGAGGTCCAATCGCGAAGCAATGTCACCCAACGCGAGCGTAGGGTACGACCACGAACGGCGAACGTCGAGTCCGTTGTCCGTAGAGTCTCAACCATCGAAATGAGCTCTTCGCTA